AAGAGCAGCGGCAATCACCCCAAGGCTTGGTCCGTGGATTTGGGAAAAGGGCGTAGCGAGGATGCGCGTTTTTCCGAGATCCTCCGACTGACGCACGGATTGATCGTCACTCACGAGCCGGATCTGATCGTTATCGAAGCCCCTATTGGCGGGCGGGATGCCAATGCCCTGCTGATCGGGCTGGCGTCTTGCGTGCGGGGCTGCGCGTTCAACCGCGGGGTCAAATGCGTATCGGTCTATCCATCGACCTGCCGCAAGCATTTCTTGGGCAAGGCCAAGACCAGCCGCGACTTTCCCGGCATGTCGAAGGCCAAGGCCAAGCTGGCAATCAAGCAAGAGGTTCTAGACCGTTGCCGATTGCTGAAATGGGACGTGTCGGATCTGGACGCCGCCGATGCAGCTTGTGCCTGGGATTGGGCGTGCGCGACTTATGCGGGCCGTGTGTCCGCGCCGTTGGGAGGATTGTTTGATGGGCGATGACTGGCGTGTGAAGGCCGTGCGGCTGCTGAGAGAGGGCTGGGGCGTCGAGGACATCGCTTTGCTGCTCACCATACCCCAAGACGACGTGAGGCTACTGGTGCGCGCTCTCCGGGCGTCTGGCAGGCTGGCGGGGATGTTCAAGACGGACGCCGCCCCGAAAAATCTTGCCAACGCGAATTTTGAGGGATACCAAAAGAGCGGCGGCGGGGGGTCTTGCCAACCCTGACCGCCGCCATAACGCCGATGCAGCGGCGCTTGCCCGATAAATATACAATCGCGCGGCGCTGTTCAACAACGAATGGAGCCTAGATTGAGTATGCACGTTTTCGACAAGCACGTTGCCAGCTTGGTTGGCCTGAACGCCGCCGTGATCCATCAGAACCTTTTGTGGTGGTGCGAGAAAAACGCGGCCAACGAACGAAACATCCATAACGGAAGGGCGTGGACATACAACAGCAGCAAGGCTTTCGAGGAAATTTTCTGGTATCTGACCGCAAGTCAGATCCGGCTGGCCCTCAAGAAACTTGAAGATACTGGTCTGATTTTGTCGGGAAACTTCAACGACAAGCCATACGATCGAACGAAGTGGTATGCCGCGATCCCCATTTGCGAGATTGAACACTTCCATTTGACAGAAAACACAAATGGATTTGAGAGAAACAACCGACCTATACCAGATATAAACCCAGATATAACCACAGATAAAACCCCCATACCCCCAAAGGGGGATTTGTTCTCAGCAAAAAATCAGACCGAAGAAAACACAACAACGGTCGGACAGGGCGAAGAACAGAACCACCAAGAACAACCGTCCCCTTCAACAACAAGTGTCGAATCAACGCGCGCGCGGGCGATCGAGGCCGGGTTCGCGGAGTTTTGGGCGCAATGGCCGTCGCACCCGCGCAAGTCAGGCAAGGCGGATTGCCGCAAGGTCTACACGCAGCAGTGCTTGGGCAAGTTTCCGAAGGCGGATCAGATCGAGCCGGATCAGATGAACGCCGCCGCCCGAGCCTACGTCGCCAGCCTCAAGGGCGATCTGACGTATCTCAAGGGTCCGTTGCCGTGGTTGCGCGTTCCGGGATGGGAGCCGTTCGTTGGCAAGGAGCAGTTTTCCGAGGATGATCTAAGCCCAAGTCAGCGGGCGCAGTTGGCGGACGGGCATGTGCCGCCGTCGATGATGGTTGACGGTGAGCCAAGCGCCGCCGCACGGTATTGGCTGAAACGCTACGGGCATGGGGGGAAGTCATGAGTGACGAATGGGGGCCTTGGATCGAGCATAGCGGGCGGGGATATCCGGTTCCGCCCGGAACAACAGTTGAGGCAATCGAGAGATCTGGAAGGCGTGAAATCGTTACGGTGCGGTGGGCGTTCCGAAGCTACAATGCGTGGGACTGGAAAACATGCCCGGACTGTGCGGATCAACATGTCATCCGCTACCGCATCCGAAAGCCCCGTGGCCTGACCATCCTGCAAAACCTGTTGGCAGAACTGCCCGCCCCAACAAGGGGGCGCGTGGAATGACCCAGATACACCAAATAGCACCCGACCGCCCAACAGAACTGTTTTCCATCGAGGCCGAGCAGCAAGTCTTGGGTGCCGCGATGACCAACAACGACCTCGCCGCCAAGGTGCCGTGGTTGCGTGACGATCATTTCTGCGACCCCGTTCACGCCGCGTTGTGGCGCAACATCACGGGCCGGATCGCCAAGGGGCATGTCGCCTCCCCCGTCACCCTCAAGGCAGATTTTGTCGGGCATGAAGGCTTGGGCGAGTTGGGCGGCGTGACGTATCTTGTCCGTTTGGCCGGCGCGGCTGTCAGCAGCTACGCCATTGCCGAATACGGGCTGATGCTGGTCGAGATGGCCGAGCGGCGTAAACTTGCCGCTGCGCTCGATTCTGCTCGCTCAGGATTAGGGCAAGGCTGGGACGCGGCAAAGGCAGCCGCCGCCGTCGAGTTGGCCCTCCACGAGCGCGAGGAAGCCGTTACGGAGCCAAGGGCCGTGTCGTTTCTCAAGGCCCAAACCCACGCAATCGAGCGGATGGTGGAAATTCAGCAAGGGGCTAACCCTGGCGCACCGACTGGCCTACCGTCACTGGATGCCGCCCTGACCCTTGCACCGGGCCGATATACGATCCTTGGCGGCGCGACCTCGATGGGCAAGTCCGCTCTGGCGATGTGGATTGCCTACGCCGCGGCAACACGCGGGCATGGCGTCGGGTTCGTGTCACTGGAAATGCCGGAGGGAGACTTGGCAAACCGGATCAATTCGATCGTCAGCCAGATCCCCTACAAGGCGTATGACCGCCAAATGAGCGAAACCCTGATGCGCAAGGTGATCGAGAGCGCGCGGGAATTGGAAAGCCTGCCGTTGCAGATTTTCCGTGACAGCGTAAGGGACGTGCCGTCGATCATGTCTGAGGCAAGCCGCCTGAAACGCCTATGGCAGCCGAATGACCGATTCCACGGACTCAAGGTGTTGGTGATCGACTATTTGCAGCTTGTCCGGGGCAAAGGGGAAAGCGCCTTTGTCCGCCTGTCGCAAGTGGCAAACGATCTGAAACAGGTCGCCAAGATGCTGGACGTGCATGTGATCGCCTTGGCCCAGGTTGGGCGCGATTTGGGCAAGATGTCGCACTGGACGGAATCGCGTCCGAGACTGGCCGATCTGCGCGGGTCTGGCGATCTTGAAAACGCCCCCGACAACGTGATCTTTGCGTTCCGGCCTGAATACTACCTCGAACGCATGGCAGCGCCGAAAAAGCTGGACGAGATGGCCGACCGTGAAGCCGAGATGGCGAGATGGAAGGGCAAGATGGAAATCATCATCGGCAAGGCGCGCATGGGTGAAATCGGGTCCGTCACCGTGGGATGTGACATGGCAACCAACCGATTCTTTGAACTGGACGAGCAGAAGGAAATCGAATTTTGAAACTCGAACCTCAAATGCGCAGCAAGGAAAAGCACCCGAAAATGTCGTCTTGCAAGCTGGCCTACCGTCGGATTTGCGGGGTCTGCGAGCACTTCCAGGGCGAACACATGCGCGACGTTGCCGGATGTGGTATGCACCATTGGACGGTGCGCGGCACCGAGAACGCCGCGGATTGTGACGAGTGGACAAGGAAGAACGCGCGATGATCGGGATGACCATGTGCAGCGGCATTGGAGCGCCGGAAATGGCTGCCCCTTGGGTTAATTGGCGGATGGCGTCAGAGATCGAGCCGTTCCCACGATCCGTCCTGCAAGAGCGTTTCGGATATGCGCTGCCGGAAACCCATAACCAAGGCGATCAACTGCTTTGGGGCGACATGACAGAAATCACGCCCGACCTGCTGCGCCAGCACGGAGTTCCCTTGCCGGATTTGATCGTGGCCGGGACGCCGTGCCAATCCTTTTCTGTTGCCGGGCTTCGCAAGGGGGCCGAAGATCCCCGCGGCAACCTCACCCTCGCATTTGTGGAGATCGTCCATGCAATCGTCGCTGCTCGACCTGATGGGAAGCTGTGCGTCGTCTGGGAAAACGTCCCCGGCGTCTTGTCCGACAAAGGAAACGCATTTGGGGCTTTCTTGGGAGGGATTGTCGGAGCACTGGATGCCATCCCAAGTCCTGCCGGGGGAGGGTGGCCAGGTGAAGGTATGGTTGAGGGGCCAAGGGCACGGGCTGCATGGTCCGTTCTTGACGCGCAATGGTTCGGAGTGGCGCAGCGCCGCCGCCGCGCGTTCGTTGTCGTCGATTTTGGAAGCTGCGTCGATCCCGCCGCGATACTACTTGAGCCAGACAGCTTGCGCGGGGATTTTGCGCCGAGCCGAAAAGCGGGGCAAGACGTTGCCGGAACTCTTAGCGCGCGCACTGAGGGCGGGGGAGGACTCGGGACAGACTTCGATTTAGCGGGCGGGGTTCAGCCATGGCCAGCGTCGGTGGCACCGACGCTCAACGCTCACTTTGGCGACAAGATGGGGTTGGAGGATCAGCACGCCCTCAACGGGGCGGGCTTGTTTGTTCCTGATGTTTCAAAAACCGTGACAGCGCACGGTCAAGGGCCCCTTGACCCAGAACTTGAAACGCTTGTCGCATTCGACTGCAAAGGAACGGAGGTCCAGCACGACGCCAGCGGTGTCTCGCCACCGCTGCGCAGTATGGGGCACAACAAAAGCCACCAGAACGCCGGAGGCCATGCGGCAATAGCCGTTGGAGGATGCGCTACTCACTCGCTAACGGGCGAAGGACACGACGCCAGCGAGGACGGGACGGGACGGGGGACGCGGATTGTGGCTTTCACCCAAAATCAGCGCGATGAAGTCCGCCAAGTTGCGGTTCCCGGCGCTCTGAGCGCCAAGCCGGGAATGAAGCAACAAACCTATGTCGCATCGTCTAGCCTTGCCGTGCGCCGATTGACGCCGCGCGAGTGCGAGCGACTTCAGGGCTTTCCTGACGATCACACTCTTGTCTTGCATCGCGGCAAGCCAGCAGCCGACGGGCCGAGATACAAAGCGATCGGAAATAGCATGGCCGTTCCCGTCATGCGCTGGATACTCGACAGGGTTAAGATAAGCCACGAGGCAAAGCGATGAGCGTCATCAAACGCCGCCAGTGGCTCAATGAGAGCGTGCAGGAGCGCCAACTACGCCATGTGCGCAGGTGTAGTAGCCTAGAGGAATTAGAGGCGCTAGAACGCGGCCTGAGAGAGCGCGGGGAAATACCTGATGCCGTCAAGTCTGCGATCTGGGACCGCAAGCATGTGGAGCGCCTCAAATGAGATGGCCCGTTTTTATAATGGCCTCCTCGGTCAGCGGTAATGGGCCGCCGTGTAGCCGGGGTGACAACAGACTAGCGGCGTGGAAAGCATGTCAGGGGAGGGTTGGGCCGCCTCGCTCTGACACAACAGGAGGCAACGATGGACGTTGACGCCAAGTTTCTCGAAAAGGTGCAGGCCGCCGGATGGAATGTCCTGCGGGTCACAAAAACCGATGTGATGGCAAGCTGCCCGTCCGCGTCGTGCTGCATGAAGGCCAAGTTGAGCCCGGATCAGCCCGTGCCAAAGATCGCAAGGCAGGACGGGCGCGGGGATCTTCTGGTCGAGACATACGACGAGATCCGCCAAGCGTTGCGCAGCCGCCGGCACGACCTCGGGCTGTCAATCAAGGATGTCGAGGAGGTCGCCGGGATGACTGCCGACCACCTGGCAAAGATGGAAAAGGACGACCCGTCGCGCGAGCCGTCCATTTTCCTGCTGATGTGCTGGCTTGAAGCCTTGGGTTTTGACGTTGTGTTGCGCGCCAAGCCGATGCCGCGCGTCACGCTCAAAGCGATCGAGGAGACCAGAGGCATTCAGGACCGGCGGCGCAAGATCGTGAGCGCCAGCCGGTCCCGCCAAACGGCCAAGTTGGGTTAGGTCTGCACGTCGCAACCGGCCAGCGCCGCGCGCAAGTCGTCAAGCCGCTTTGCTTTTTCCGCGTAGAACATCGCCCGCAAAGCCCATTCCGGGGCCGTGTTGCGGGTTCCCCAGCTTGAAACAGTCGCGGCGCGCAATCCAAAATCAGCCGCGAAAAGCCCCTTCCACCTCTTTCCGTAGACAAGTTGGGCCAGTCGGGCGAGTTCCTCAAGCCTTGCGGGGCCGTCAAGTTGTGTGTAATCCGTCATCTGTCTGGTCCTTTCAGATAAGCCCCGGCCCGTTCCGACTGTTTCGACAGGGGGCCGGGGCAAGCGTTTTCAAAACAGGTCAAGTTGGGTCGCCTTGGGCGATGCGTTGCGCTCGCAACCTGGGATAACGGTCTGCTCCCCTGCCGGCGTCAACTCCGTTCGGAAAGTTGGGCTGGCCTTGTTCGCGTCAAGCTGGGCGCGGTGATCCTCCCACAAGGCGCGCAAGGATCGAGGGCAGCCCGAATAGGGGCCGTCGTTGTGGTCGTAGGTAGGCCATTGCTCCATGTCGTGCCAATAGTCGGCGGGATAGTAGGCCGGGGCGTTGGGGCCGCGCCACTCGTAAGAAATCAGCACCCCGTAACGCTCGTGTCGATACTGCCGTATGCGCCATTCGTGCTTGCCGATCTGCCGCGGCGGGCTGGTCCAGATTGTTTCGCTCATTGCGCCGCCTCCCGCACCGCTTGGCGGTTGAGGGGCAGGGCGTAGAGCATTGCAAGCGCCGTGTCCGCGTCCTGGATAAAGGGCTGTTCTTCGCCGTCCAGATCGTTCATTGCCAGCCGTTCGCGCGCAATCTCAAGCGCGGCGATGGCCTCAAGGGCCGCCTGGTGCCATTGTAGCAGGTCCGCTTTCATTGTGCCGCCTCCGTTTCGACAAGTTGGGCTGTAGCGTTGGCGTCTGCCCATGTGCGCGACGCCTCGCGCAGCTTTGCCTCCGCCTGGGCGCGGGTTTCAGACCCCGAGATCAGGCAAGCAATCTTGCGCGCGCTGGGCGGTGCGCTTGTGAAGGCGTCCACATGGAATCGCCCGTCGTTCATCTGGAAAACATAAAACATTGTCCGTCCTTTCCGTTGTCGTGGTCCGGTCCACGGGATGCGCGCCCACGCGGGGCGCGTCACCGATGGATCAGGCCAAATAATTTGCTGCCGCTGTCCACCACGCAAAGCCGCGACCGGGTTTCAGGCCCAAGGGCTGGCTACGCCCTTCCGCCAGGTCCGCCGCCGCGCGGGCCGCGTCCTTGCGCTTGCGGTAGTAATAGGGGCGATCGTAGGCCAAGCCATTTGCGGGCGTCAGCGTGACGCGAAAGCCCTCAGCGTCTTTTGCGTCGCAGGACTCGGGCGTTTGCTCGCCTTCTGCAATCCGAAAAGGTGTGATTGTGATCTGCATGTGATTTTCCTTCGCTTAGTTGTGGTTGCCAATTGCCTTGATTGCGTCCACCACGTCGCGGCGGTTTTTCAAGGCGTCGAGGGTTTCGACCCTGCCGCGCGTCCAGTCAAAATCAAGGGCCAGCGCCGCGTGCATGTTGGTCATTGCCGCCTTGTGGGTCATGGCTCCGAGGGCTTCCAGGGCAAGGCCGCTTGCCTCGTGCGTGACCATCCAGCGCCACCGCGCGCCGTTCCCGGTTTTGTGGACTGCCAAGCCGCCCGCGCAATATGCCGCCCGTTCTGCATAGCCATAGATGGGGCGGCGATCCGGGCCGATTGGTGCGCCTTGCGGAATCTGGATTGTTCGCCGTTCAATGTGCGTTTGCATGGGTCTTATCCTCCAATCAGGCGTTGCAACGGGGCGGCAACATTTCCAGAGACGCAATCAACGCGCGCGCGCCCTCACGCTCGGCGGCGTAGCTGGACGGCGCGCCAAGCCAAGCTGCATCGGCCTCGCTTGTGCTGTGCATGTGCCGCGTGCCCTCTGGGTGGTTTGCCACGGATACGGGCCCCACGCCGTCGCGCTGAATGAATGCCCGCTTTGTGCCGTCGCGGCTGCAAAGATAAACGCCCGACGCGCGCTTTCTGTAAACGCCGTGAATGGTTGGGCAGTTGTCCAAATACGGCGCGTTGATGGGCGCGTATAGCTTGCCGTAAAGTTCCAGCATCGTCTTTTCCTTCCAGGTTGTCGCGGGTCCGTCCCACGGGGAAGGGGCGACTGTGCCGCCCCTCTGCCGGTGGGTCATGCCGTCCAGTTAGCGCAGGGCCGCGATGACGAATAAACCGCCATGCCCGCAAGCTGATATTCCGCAACCATCTCCGAGACGTAGGCGCGAAAGGCCGCCGCCGTCTGGCCGGGTTCCGGCTCGAACTCGTCTACAGTCTCGACGCCTTGGGGGCCGCGATAGTTGATAAACACTTTTTTCATGGGTCTGTCCTTCCTTTGTGGGGTGTCCCGGCCTTGGGGGCCGGGGGTAGGTCAGTGAAACGCGGCAGCGCCTTGCGGGTCTGGCTTGTGCGGGTTGATCCCGTGGGCCTCCCATGCCCGCATGAGGTGAAAGGCGACATGACTAAACCAGCCCGAGATTGCAGCATCTGCGCGCCGTTCGCTAAGCGTCTGCCCGGTGGTCTGCTCGATCCATTCCAGAATATCGCCGTTTGCATAGGCGATATTGAGGGGCAAGCCCGCCAACCATTCAGCAACGCGGGCCTGCGTGTTGGGCGTCCGCTTGATGTTGTCCGCGTAGTTGTATTCCGAGTGGAAGCGGGCCCAGATATGACGCGCGCGCGATGCCTCGTCGTCCGGGCCGGTGAAATCGTAGATGCCGCCCAGAATGTGCGCCTTCATGGCCTCGTGATATGCCTTGGAATTGGTCCGCATTGCTCAAGCCTCCGTCACGTTGTCAGGGTGAACAACCACGAAACGGTGCGCCGCGTCGTGCTCGTTGCCGGACAGATCGCGCGCCACCTTTTCGGGAAGCGTCCAGCCCTCGAACGGCACGCCGCCGCAATCCAGCGCACCGAACACAACGCGCGTTCCCTTTGGAATGTCGAACGAGTCGCGCAGGCTAAAGTGCCCGGTTGTGTGCTTGTTTGTTACTCCGTAACGCATGGGTCTTTCCTTTCTTTCTGCCCGTTCCGTGGGCGGTGTCTTGCGCGGTGATGTCTGTGTGCACACGCGCGCGATGTGCGTCGGCAGCGTCATGCCGAAAGGATTTCGCCGTCGGTCTGGTTAATGACGCTCAAGGCAGGGTCAGTGCGCGCCATCATTGCCTCGCTGTAATCAACAGGCTGGCAAACAGGAATACTGCGGCCCGGATGAAACGCAGCTTGGCGTCGGTCGTGATTAATCCACAGGATTGCGTTTGCGCGGTCAGCCTTAAGTGCCTTCAAGATTTCAAGTGCGGTCATCGGTCGATCCTCTCGTTTGTGCCCGTTCCGTGGGCGGTGCCAGGGCGACGACTGCCGCCCGATGCACAAGACATAATGCCGACAAAACAAAAGCGCAAGCCGCAAAAAACACAAAAACCGAAAAAGATAGATTGACGACAGGGAGGTGCCGATGATAGGCAATAAGCAAGGCCGGACGGACTGGCCGAATCAGAAAGGACCGAAAAAATGACGATGACCGAAACACAAGCGCGCGCAGCAGGTTACACCCAGGAAATCGAATGGATCGCCGGTTGCGGTTTTGGCGGGGCCGCCTTGATCCGCCCTGACGCTGACACGGGCGGCGAATTTCGCGCTTACTGCCTCGAAGAGGGCGAGATGATCCAGATCGCCGGTTGGAACGCGGAAATCTGGAACTGACAACAAAGGCGCGGGGCAGCCCGCGCCACCACCACGAAAGGGCAAGATAGATGGAAAACCACCACCACGCCGCCGCCGTCAAATGGACAAGCCAGGACGTCGCCGCAATGCTGGCAAGCTATCCCCACATAACAGCCATGGAAGCCGCGCGCCGGTCTGGCTGGACGGTGTGGGCAATCAAGCGCGAATTTGGGAGGGTGTGAGCAATGATCCAGCATCACGCCCAGCTTGCCGCCCTGCCCGTTCATGTCGGCCCGTCGTTTACCGTGCATATCCGCCCCCACCTCGGCGCGTGGCGCGTCTACGTCGAACGCCACTGGCCGCAAGGGATCGACCCCGCGCACCACATGGCCGCAACCTACCGCGACCAGAACAAGGCCGAATGCTACGCTATGG